TCAAATAACCAACTTAACCCATTCCTGACCTCGAGTATCGTTATAGCGGTCGGTGGTTGCTTGGACTTTATGTCCTAGTAATGTTTTTGTATCGATACCCTGTGCACGGTACAGCCGTTCTGATAGAGAACGTTGTTCATGAAATGTTGGCGGAGTTTTTCCTGCTGGTGGAATTATCCCAGCCAGCTCCCGTGCTTTGGCAAAGTAGTCGCTCAGGTTGTCTTTACTCATCGGCTTTGGTTGTTTCTGGTGCCGACTATGGATTAGATATGGACTTAATATTCTGTCTCGGCACCCATCAATAACTTCTTTTAACGTTATCCCAATGGCATCACAGCGTAGTGTAAGCGGTAACGCCAGACGCATTCCGGTTTTTCCCTGGGTGATATGTAAGTGTTCGTTCCACACATCCGAAAAACGCATGTGGCAAATGTCATCACGGCGCTGACCAGTGACAATCGCAAGAAGCATTGCGTTACGGATAAAGTGTTTTTCAGGTGTTGCGTTGTATATTTTTTGCCAGTCTTCCAGGGTGAGCCTGGCTCTGGTTACTTTAGGGATCGGTTTACGGGTAGCCTCCGGAGGATTCCATCCAGGAGGAACTTCCCCTGCATGCTGTGCTTCTTTATAAATATCAACCCATAATCCGCGATTTACTCTCGCTGTACTGACCATGTCTTTATCCAGCCACTCATCCAGTATTAATGCAAAGTCTCTTACTTCCAGTTCTTTCAATGGGTGGTTTCCCAGACGGGAAACCAGATATGCAGCCATTCGAGTTTTTTCTTTGTGAGTTGTAGCTGCAATATCTCCATTTTTCAGTCGCGTGTCCTGTATTTTCAGATATCGATCAACCCATGCCTTTAATCTGATACCCCGACGTTTTGTTGCTGACGGACTTTCATCAATTTTGCGCATGAAATATTCAGCTTCTGCTGCAGCTATTCGCTGATTGGCTGTGGAAGCGATTTTTTCTTCCTTACCTTTGTCTGTTCCGAGTCCGTGAAATTTTCCAGTCACAGGGTTTTTATACTGGTAGTAAACCTTGCCAGTTCTGCGATCAAACTTTTCGTAAAGACCGGCTACGTCAGTGCTGTTTTTTCGTGGCCTCGGTGACATGAGTTAAAATCTCCTTCAGTGCATCATCATCGCCAGTATGAATTTCCGGCGCAATTCCCGTTTCACCAGGCCCAACAAATACTGCTCGGCGATCTATCAGCCAACGCCCACGAATTTTTTGTGGTCTTGGAACGATGTATCCTAGTTTTCCGTATTTCACCAGGGTAGTGTTTGTTATTGGGAGACTGAACCGTTTTGGTTTCCATTCGTCGAGCGTTATCAGGTACTGTTCGCTCATGGCTATCACTCCGGAACGCGCCAGTTGCAGAATATCAACGATAACTGGCGACGGTTGAACATTAAAAATCAGCCTGATTCGGGATCAGTTTTTGCCAGATAGCTGAAACGTATTTTGCCTGGTGACGAGCGTCATCAAGTGCATTATGGCGCTCACCTTCGAATGGAATAGCCGTTCTGGCATCGAAGTCTATGGCTTTCCCCAGCTCAACGATTGTGCGTACATCGCGATCGTTGTCGTAACGCCACGGGCAGGGGATCCCCTGCCGTTCGTATGAACGGCGCAAAATCGTGTTGTCGAAGTTGGCTCCATTTCCCCAGACCTGAACAAAAAATTCACCGGAGTTTTCGTCGATAAATTCCCGCAATTGTAACAGTGCATCATCTAACGGGATTTCATCGGTCATAATGGCAGATTGCGCTTCGCGTGATTGCTTAAGCCACCATTTAATGGTGTCCCGATCAATGACTCCGCCAGCAGTTTCCAGATCGACAGTCTTACTAAATTCCGGTCCCATATCTCCGGTTTGCGGATCGAAAAATATTGCACCTATTGAGATAATCGGGGCATCGGGATTTTTTCCCATGGTTTCAAGGTCGATCATCAGATGAATCCCCGCTCTGCTGGTGGATGTGAGATTATGATGACCGTTCGCCTTAATTAAGGGATCTGACGCCTCGCCAGTTTCACTATCGCTGGCATGATGCTGATTGCCGCCAGTGTTCTCCTTGTGCTGATGCGCAGTGCCTTCCATTTCCTCCGGATCATTTTCCTGAACTTCAGGCTGATTCTCTCCATCGAATATTTCCTGGTATGTTGCGTCCCCCATCACCGCACCACAATCAGGGCAGTTGCCGCCACCGCTCTGACCGCAGGCGGTGCAGATCTTTTCCGGTTCCTGTTGCACTACTGGTTCAGGTTGTTTCGTTTCTGGCTCGTTTTGTTGCGTATTTGGGCTGTTTTGTTCCGCTTTCTGGTCGTTCTGTTCCGTTTCTTGCTGGTTCTGGTTCACAGAATCGCGGGTTTCAATCCCCTTCACCCATTTCGGATCATTCGGGTCGCTAATCCCTTCAATAAATTCACCACGTGATGCAGCAAGCAACTTATCGGCGTCAGGCTGGCTGATATTGGCTGCCTGCATAATTTTGTTTACTTCGTCAGCGGTAACTTTTACCGGTTCTGGCTGTGCGGTCGTGTCAGATGCACCAGTATTTTGTTGTGAACCTGAGCATGTACTGTTTTTGCGGGCGAAATATTCTTCTTTCGTGATTTCAGTAGCCCCGGCAGCCAGCGCCTTATCCAGACCAGAAAGTTTGTTTGCGCGACCGTATTTTTCGCCATCCTTGTCGGTGAAGAGGAAGTAGAACGGCCCCTCACGCTCTACAGATGGTTCGACTTCCACTTTGCATTCGGTTTTTTCGTTGTCCGGAATTGCCGTTTCCACTGCATCAGTTTCTGGTACTGGCGACGAGAGAGTATCAGTTGCGCTCTGATTTGTTCCTTCATCTTCAAACACGCCCTTTGTAGTCAGGTATTCAGTAATGTATTTGTTCAGTGCCACAGGGTCTTTGTGAATGTCGATCGGACGTTCACGACAAGGCCAAAAATAGTCTGGCGGTCGTAGCGAAGGGCATCAGGCTGTTTGCGCATTGATGCCGAGATACGCTTCCAGTCTTCGCGGTCGTTGTCGATAACTTCATTTTTTGCCCAGCGATGGATGCTGCCGTCAATGTTTCCGGCATCCACATCACCAGGCCAGAGAGCGTAGGCCAGTTCATCATCCAGTGTTTTCCATGTCTGCTTGTATTCGCGATGAATGGCAGCAATGACCGGGTTGATTTTTCCTGTTGAATTTTCAGTGTCTGTTGATTGGCTCTGGCGCGGGCGAGATCAACAACAGACGTGTATTTTCCGGTTTCCTTGCGTTCACCTTCGCGACGTTTTTTCCAGATGCGCATCTCTGCCTGAATTTCGGGCCATTTGGCACCAGGCTTACATTTATGCTTAACCCACCCGATGGCATGCAGCTTAAGCTCCGGATACATGGCGTTAACTTCTGGCATTTTCATCAACGCTTCAACGATATGTCCGTCGAATGTTGCCATGTCTTCCTGCAACAATTCCTGCGCGCTAATCACCATATCAACGGTGATGTTTTCACATGTGTCGAACTTAACCATGACAGCGTTCTGTACTTCAGGGGCCAGCTTGTCAAAAGTGACGTTCATCGGATCTGATTCAGTCTCAACCGGGACAAAGGAAGCAGACTCCTCATCCCAGCGGTTTTCCTGCATATATTCAGCATCCCAGGAATCGAGGGCAGGGCGGGGTATACCGGGTTTATCCTCGCAAACAAGAAATTTATAAGCGCAGTCCTGAGCAGCCGGATAATGTTCCAGGAATTGCCAGTGAAATTTTGCGCGGGCGCGACGTTCATCACCAGCTTCAATGGCAGTGGCTACAGCGACTGCACCTTCTTCCTTTATTGCCTGTTCGTCCGGAATGGCGGCGCAAATAAAGACTTTACTCATTTTGTTTTAACCTCATTACAGATTTAAGGATGAACAAATCCCTGCCATTGCTGGCATATAAAAATGAAACCGGATATTAATTACGGTGCTGTTTTAAGTCCTGCCGGGATTTCGTTATTATCCTGGTGAATAACTTTATCGACCGGATAACAGTTACCGGGAATTTTCTGTTCCACTGCGGCAACCATGCATTCTTTCATTGAGCCGTATACGCCAGTAACCATGTCAACCGGTTCACCGGAAACAAGAAAAACCGTCAGAACAAGTGCAAATGTTGTATTCATTGCCAGCATCCTTTTTGCATCAGGCGTAAACGGGCCAGCATTGAAACAATGCATATTTTATCCAATAGCTCCCGTTCTTGTTTCCTCTTGTTAATGGCATCTTCAGTAAATACTGGGTTACTGATAGTGACACCAATTTCAAAACAACCTTCAGACGTATTAACGTTTGGTAATAACGTTTTCATTATCGCACCCTCAACAATGAATTTTGTGATGCGGTGCCTGGTGCCTCCAGGTGACGTTAACCAGTTAACAATTAACGCCGGATACAGAACCCCACCCATAACTTGGTTTTAACTGTTCCGCGTGCGCTTAGCCGCATTCACCGCATCACAAAATTCACTTTAAAAAGGACGGCAGAGCAGTCACGGAGTAAAACTGATACCGCCAAACGCCACCAGAAAATTGATAACAGAGGGCGTTGCAGCGGGGTTGTCACTTAAGCGCATGGTCAACCTGACAACCCGGTGTCTCAATGGGGGAGGAATAACCCCGCCATACTTACCGCCGCGCCATTTCGCGGAGTGCCACAACCGGAAGCGCACGGTCGACGAAAATTTAACGACAGGCTATCTATGAACCAACTACCTCGCCGTGCGCTTTCGCGTTATGCCCTGACTTTTCAGGAAAATGCCCTTTCAGTAAACTGTCAGTGCCGGATGCTCACCCGTGTCCGGCGCACGCACTCCACCTCACCCGTGGAGAACCCCTTAATTACCAACCCTCAGGAGGGTGAAATGACTAGTAAAAATGTAAATATCCAGTTTAACCACGATGTTTCTCCTGCTGGACTTGCGGATGATCTCACCGCTATAAAAACGGCAATTATGCTACTTGCTGCTAAGTTGCCTGCGTCATCAAAGCCAGCGGAAATTTGTGACTCATTGCGTAAGATGAATTCAACAAAATGCAATGAGATGGCATCACTTATTGAAAGTGCAATTGATTTTAATGATTAATCGAAATTTCATGGCTAACTGTAACCCTCCCATCTGTGGCGGGATGGTTTAAATCGCTGGGATTAATGCCGCACTCAGTAAAATGGTTCTTAAGGGGTTCTATCCGAATCCCTTTCTTTTTCATTAACAAGCCAAACCCCTTATCAATGATATCCATTAATTCCAGGAAGTATTTTTCATGTAAATCCTGGCTATCAGAGAGCCGCTTCTCTTCGTACAGACCGATAAAGGCACGACGCACGTTACCGGATATAGTATCGATGGTTTCTTTTTCTACGGTACTCAGGTCAAGAGTCGCCAGTTGGAAACGAACTATATTCGCTGCCATTTCCTGGAATTGCATTGGTAAATCTTTAAATTCCATTATTAGCCTCGTTGGTTAGCTATTAACGTGGGTATGTAATCATTCTGGCAATGCTTAATGCCGCTGCTTTTTCCAGCCTGGTGATATCCTGCTCCAGAGCGGACAGATTTTCAGCCTGCTTAGCCCTGGCTTCATTGGCCCATTTCAGATCCTGCGCTGCATTAATTTTCTGGCGCATCCACTCATAAAGTTCATCATCGGTATAGTCTGGCGCGATGATGACGGGTTCTCGTTTCTGCATACTGATTCCTCGCGGTGCTGTTTCCCCTTAACGCCGGGGTGGCGGAACAAAAACCTGCTGCATAGTTATTAAAGTTGAACCCTGCCGTCATGTTCTTACGCCTCGGGCTGGCTACTTACCCCCTGACCACTGCCTGGTAACTCGAAGTATTGCCCTGCATTCTGTGGGGCGGGGTGGGTTGGTATGTTGTTAAGGTAACAAGTGTTACCTTTCGAGTCAATGCAATGTTGCAAAAAGTACATTTGAGGGCGTGAAAAACCCGCAATGAATGCGGGTTATGACTCAGTCTAAGTATTGATGTATTTGTGAAACTTTACCTTTAATGGTGTAACCACCATTCAGTTCGATGGGTTTGTAAAGCGGATTCAGTGACAACAGATAGATGTTTGGTCCGTCAATCGCAACTTTTTTTAGTGTTACGTTTGGCGTTCCTTCCAATTGGATTAAGATTATTTTTCCCACCAGTTCTCTAATGTTACTTGAGCATGGTGTGATCAGCACGGTAGATCCGTCGGGGATGGTTGGGAGGCCGTTAGAGTTTGTCATCGCATCTCCCTCAACATGCAATAAAAAAGAGTTTTCAGCGGTTTTTGTCATGACATCAACCCAATTCTTAATACCAGGAATCTCGGTTACTGGACAACTCATATCCCAATAACCAGCCTGTTCCCACGTTAAAACGGGCAACCGGGCGATGTTGTCACTAATGTAAAGGTACTGATTCAGACGCAGATCATCGGTTTTATCGTGACCGTCCTTTCCATAAAGAATCCATTCAGGAGATTTGGAAAGCAATTTTGACAGTAGATGCAAATTCTCACCGTCAGGTTTTGAAGAGCCATTTTCCCATTTTGTTACGGATACACGAGATATGCCGATTGCTTTCGCAACCTGCTGTTGGGTTAATCCAACGTCTTTTCGACGATTCCGAATACGTTCGCTGATAGTGTTTTTCATGTAACCAATGTTACTACCAAGTGATGTTGCTATGGTTGACATTGTAATGTAACTATTGTTACCCTCCTGCTCGAAATAACAGGAGAGTTTTATGTTCAAAGATGATGTTCTGCGCTATTTCAAAAAAAAGCGACTAGTAGCTGAGGCTCTTGGAATTTCACATGTGGCTGTTGTGCGGTGGAAAGCAGTTATTCCCAAACTTCGCGCAATGGAACTGGATGAAATTACTAACGGTGAATTGAAATACAACCCAGAACTTTACAAGAAGCAGGATAGCACCTCGAACGAAGGAAAGAATGATTCATGAAAATCAAGCATGAACACATCCGCATGGCGATGAATGCCTGGGCGCGTCCTGATGGCGAAAAAGTTCCAGCAGCTGGAATAACCCAGGCTTATTTTGAGTTGGGTATGACGTTCCCAGAACTGTATGACGACAGCCATCCGGAAGCCCTGGCTCGTAATACCCAGAAAATTTTCCGCTGGGTAGAGAAAGACACCCCTGATGCAGTTGAAAAAATTCAGGCGTTGTTACCAGCGATCGAAAAGGCAATGCCACCTTTGCTGGTGGCCAGAATGCGCAGCCACAGTTCAGCTTATTTTCGGGAGCTGGTGGAGACGCGGGAACGACTGGTGAGAGACGCTGATGATTTTGTCGCAGTGGCGATCGCTGGTTTCAATCAGATGAATCGTGGTGGCCCGGCAGGAAATGCCTTGGTGATGCACTAAAAGCACGGTGTTCGGAGTTTTTTATGAGCAGCAAGCTTCATGGTCTTGTCTGGGAAGGGTGTGCCTTCACCGGCATGATCTTATCCAGGGTGGCAGTTATGGCTCGCCTTGCAGATTACAGCAATGACGAAGGTGTGTCATGGCCTGCAGTGGAGACCATTCGTCGTCAGATTGGGGCAAAGAGTGAATCAACGGTTAAAGCTGCGATAGCAGAACTGGAAAAGAACGGCTGGCTGACGAAGGAGGAACGTAAGGTCGGTGGGCGTAATGAAAGCAATATCTACCGTCTTAATGTGGAAAAACTCGAAGCAGCAGCAGCGGCGGCGCGTGAGGCATATAAACCGAAAAGAAAAATTAGCCAGGCAAAAAATGACCCGTCAAATATTGCCCCCTCAACGGTTAACCCATCAAATTTTGATGGATCAACCGTTGATAAAAAACAGTCGGATAGGGGGGCGATGGTTGGCCCCGATCCGTCAGTATTAAAACCTGATCCGTCAGATAAAAGATCTTTTCGTCCGGAAGCTTCGCAACCGGACATGCAGACGGCTGAACAGGATTTTTTAACCCGACACCCTGACGCGGTTGTGTTCAGTGCGAAAAAACGCCAGTGGGGTAGCCAGGAAGATTTAGCGTGTGCGCAGTGGATCTGGGGGCGAATCGTGAGTCTTTACGAGCAGGCCGCCAGCGATGATGGCGAGATTTCGCGACCGAAAGAACCCAACTGGACCGCATGGGCCAACGACGTGCGCACAATGCGGATGCTGGATGGCAGAACTCACAGACAAATTTGTGAAATGTTTGGTCGGGTGCAGCGGGATCCATTTTGGGTAAAAAATATCATGAGTCCGTCAAAGCTTCGCGAAAAATGGGATGAACTGGTTATCCGCCTGGGGCGTTCGTCTGTACAGCGTTGTGTGAATCATATTTCTGAGCCGGATACCGAAATTCCGCCGGGATTCAGGGGGTGACGTGTCATGAAAAACATTGCGGCAGGTGGTGTTCTTGAGCGTATCCGTAAGCTGGCCCCACAGCATGTAATCGCGCCGTACCGGACAGTGGACGAGTGGCGCGAGTGGCAACTAGCAGAAGGGCGAAAACGTAGCGAGGAAATCAACCGCCAGAATCGCCAGTTGCGGGTGGAAAAAATCCTGAATCGTTCGGGCATCCAGCCTCTGCACAGCAAATGCTCGTTTGCGAATTATCAGGTGCAGAATGACGGGCAAAAACACGCGCTGAGCCAGGCAAAATCCATCGCTGACGAACTGATGACCGGGTGCACGAATTTTGTGTTCAGCGGTAAGCCGGGTACCGGAAAGAACCACCTTGCAGCCGCCATTGGTAATCATCTTCTGGCGAAAGGTCGCAGCGTGATTGTGATAACGGTGGCTGATGTGATGCTGGCGTTACACAACAGCTACGACAACAAAAACTCAGGCGAAAAATTTTTACAGGGGTTGTGTGATGTTGACCTGCTTGTCCTGGATGAAATCGGAATGCAGCGGGATACGCGCAACGAGCAGGTCACGCTGAACCAGATAGTCGACCGCAGAACGGCTTCGATGCGCAGTGTCGGAATGCTGACAAACCTGAACCACGTAGCGATGAGTACGCTTCTTGGTGAGCGTGTAATGGACCGCATGGTCATGAACGGTGGTCGCTGGGTGAATTTTAACTGGGAGAGCTGGCGTTCGAATGTCAGGCACCTGAGGGTTGTGAAGTAATTTTGTCCGGAGGAAATTTTAATGGAAACCGTTTTTGACGCACTGAAAGCAATGGGAAAAGCCACATCCATAGAACTTGCTGCGCGACTTGATATCAGTCGTGAAGAAGTGCTGAACGAACTATGGGAACTGAAAAAGGCTGGTTTCGTTGATAAAAGCGCGTACACCTGGCGTGTGGCTGATAACAACGTTCAGCAGGAACAGCCAGCGCAGGCAGAACTGCCGGAAGAAACCTCCACGGCGACAGTAGCGAAAATCTCAGAGTGCGATTTAACCGCGACGATTGAACAACACGGACCACAAACGGCTGATGAGCTGGCTACATTGTTTGGTACCACATCACGCAAAGTGGCTTCAACGCTGGCAATGGCAATCAGCAAAGGACGCCTGATTCGTGCAAATCAGGACGGTAAATTTCGTTACTGCATGCCGGGCGATAATTTACCAGCAGAGCCGAAAGCAGCATCGGTAGCGGAAACTGATGGTAAAGCCTTTCCTCAGCCTGCATGTGTTGCGTTACCAGTACAGGAGGCTGCAACACAGGAAGATATTAAAACAGAAACTGTGGCGGACATTGTGCAGTCGCTGCCATCGTTTACTGAAACGCGAGCGGATGACCTGGTTTTACCATCGCTGCATATGGCAAACCGCGAACTGCGTCGGGCGAAAAGTCATGCCCAGAAGTGGGAACGAGTCTGCGCCGCGCTGCGGGAGCTGAACAAGCACCGGGATATTGTTCGACATATTTTCGATTCCTCCAGTCATATTGTGTCGGAAAAGTGATTCCTGGGGAGGGCTTATGGCAAAAGTTTTTACACAAGAAGAGCGAGAAAAAATTAAAGGGCAGGTTGTTGAACTCGTACGCCAGAGTGGGCGTGAGACGTTACGGCAACTGGAAGTCAAGACAGGTGCGACAAGATATCTGATGAGCGTTCTCGCAAGAGAGCTGGTTGCCAGCGGCGATGTATACAACTCTGGTTACGGGTTATTCCCGTCTGAACAGGCGCGTAAGGACTGGCAAAATGCCCGTAAAAAACTATCAAGGGCAAAGGTGAAGAAACCGGTTGTGGTTGATCCTGACCTTATCTGGTCATTACCCGACGGAGAAATACGTCGTTACGACAGGCGTCTGAACATAATCTGTCGCGAGTGCCGGAAGAGTGAGGTTATGCAGCGAGTGCTGGCGTTTTATCAGGGTAATTTTCAGGAGGTGATGGCGTGAGGGTGAGGGTTTATATCGCTGGTCCGATGACCGGGTATAAAAATTTCAACCGTGAGGCGTTCCACAAGGCGGAAGAGGAACTGAAACGGGAAGGGCATACAGTCTTGAACCCGGCAGTACTTCCGGACGGGCTGACACAGCCACACTACATGGATATCTGCATGGCGATGATTCGTTGCGTGGATGCGATTTACATGCTGCAAGGCTGGCAGCGGTCAGCAGGCGCTAAAGCGGAACTGGCTCTGGCGGAGAAGCTAGGGCATGTGGTTGTTTTTCAGAGGGGGCGATATGCCGATTCTCTGGTTTCAGGAGGTGTGGGAAAAAGAAATGTGGGAAGGTCTTGTGATTGTGGCCGAAACAGTTCTTTTATTATGGTCTGTGATTGCGTGTATTTTTATGATTTATTGTGAATGATGTGAATCTCGCGGTGGCCACTGAATTGCAACCATTACCCCCTGTGATGTAATTGTGGGGTAATGGTTGCGCAGGCATAGCGACAGGACTGGATGAGAAAAATATGACGAAATTTACCAGAGAGCAATTGATTGCTCATGCTAATGAAAGTGTGAAATCCATGAAATTTGCTGCGCGACAGACCGTGTTTAAGACTTCAAGAGTTGCCATTGAAATGGATCTTGCGCTTGCCCGTATTGCGCTTGCCTCACTTGAAGCAATGCCAGTTGCATGGTCCTGTGCTCACAATATGGTTTTGTTCAATGCTGAATCTGTTGCGGCATACGCAAAACACTCAGCCATTGCGCCAAAACCCCTGTACGCTGCGCAACCGGCATCACTTTCACATGAGGAAGAGTTGACAATGCTGGTTAAACAATTGGTAAGTCAGTTGAAAAAAGCGAAACCAGATTGCAAATTACCGGATATGGCGATGGGGTATCTGGAGCGGAATGGGCTGATAAGCGCGGAGGATGTTTTACGATGACCTGGCCGGAGGCATTCACAACGACAGGAATTGCAATGGCGGCAGCACTTGTTGTGTATTCGATTTGCCGCTGGGGATAAAAACGGTTTGCAGTGAAAGGGGAGTTAAGTAGAATTGCTGCGGGTGCTTGAGGCTATCTGCCTCAGGCATGAACACCAAAAGGCAGATAGAGAAAAGCCCCAGTTAACATTACGCGTCCTGCAAGACGCTTAACATTAATCTGAGGCTCAATCTATGTCTCACAAATGTAGGTTAGCCTCTTACGTGCCGAAAGGCAAGGAGAAGCAGGCTATGAAGCAGCAAAAGGCGATGTTAATCGCCCTTATCGTCATCTGTTTAACCGTCATAGTGACGGCACTGGTAACGAGGAAAGACCTCTGCGAGGTACGAATCCGAACCGGCCAGACGGAGGTCGCTGTCTTCACAGCTTACGAACCTGAGGAGTAAGAGACCAGGCGAGGGAGAAATCCCTCGCCACCTCTGATGTGTCAGGCATCCTCAACGCACCCGCACTTAACCCGCTTCGGCGGGTTTTTCGTCGCATAATGAGGTTGTAATTTTAGCTACCATTAGACTATCCTAAGGATCTCAAACAGATCTATTTTGCATCAAATTTGGTGCATGGCTTTGCCAATAATCGGAAAACAAAAGGACTCATTAGTATGAGCTGCCCACTCAAAAAACACACGCGGTTGAGTATTCCGCCTCGCGATAAAAGCGTTGTGGCAGTCCCTCGCCCAGCGATTGATGAAAACTGCGCACATCGTGAACAAGTGAAAAATGCTTTTGATTTCGGTTTTTCTCGTTATGAGAAAGCCATGGAAGAACTTTCAAAAGTGTAATGATGGGTATTGTGCTCTATGGCTGAGATTGTTGAAGGAGTGCATTACCTTACGGTTGATGATCTTGTTGAAATCAATCGTTCCCTAATTGAATTACAGACGCCAGATGAGCCCGTTGGTGTTCTGAGTCCAGATAACTTAAGTTCTTCTCAGGCCCGTCCCAGCATGGTTCGATGGTATGAACAGACTAATGACATGTTTGTACTGGCATCGGTATTGATTGAAAGTCTGATTCAGAATCATCCGTTTGCTAATGCGAACAAACGAACAGCTATGATGGCTGGTTACGTCTTCTTGTTGTTGAATGGCTATGAGTTAACAGCACCAGGCGATGAAATCGTGGAAATGGCAGAGGGACTGGCCTGCAAAACCTATACTCGAGAAGATCTCGAGAACTGGTTGTGTTATTGGTCTCGCGCGTATGACAGCCGGGAATTATGTAAAACAGGCGCAACTATTGTTTTGTATGAAACTATCAAGCTTAAAATAGAACAGCAAAACTAAAGGTGCTTCCAATGAAAACCCGCTTCGGCGGGTTTTGTTTTTTCCTGGCATTCTGGTTTACAATTCGCACGCCAGCCTGAACAACTGGCACCTGCTGCGCCAGCAGAGACAACCGATGGCGCACAAAAACAAATTTCACAATTCTGATACCGACCTTGCCATCCGGCACGGGCGGCGTTCACACGCATTTAAAACCGACTGGTACCAACACCCACCATGTACTGAAGAACAGGCCGAATGGCTAATTCATAACTACCGCAGGCGCGGATACGAGGTTAAGAAAGCCCTCAGCCTCGATTATCGTCACTGGATAATCTATGTCAGGCTCCCTTATTCCGAACGCCCACCGCGTCCGTCCCGCACATTCCAGCAACGCATCTGGAGGTAACGTGCGGGTATTACTTCGACCTGTTCCGGTACCGGAACTTGGGCTGGTGGTGCTAAAACCGGGCCGTGAATCCATGCAGGTATTTCATAACCCTCGAGTTCTGGTGGAGCCGGAACCGAAAAGCATGCATGGTCTGCCGTCCGGAGTCGTTCCTGCTGTTCGCCAGCCGCTGGCGGAGGATAAATCATTACTGCCATTTTTCAGCGATGAGCGGGTGATTCGTGCTGCTGGTGGTGCTGGTGCATTGTCTGACTGGCTGTTACGCCACGTTAAATCCTGCCAGTGGCCTCATGGTGACTACCATCACAGTGAAACCGTCATACATCGTTACGGTACCGGCGCGATGGTGTTGTGCTGGCACTGCGACAACCAGCTGCGTAACCAGACTTCCGAATCACTCGGGCAGCTTGCTCACCAAAACCTGTCAGCATGGATGATTGATGTCATCCGCCACGCAATGAATGGCACGCAGGAGCGGGAATTATCGCTGGCTGAATTATCCTGGTGGGCAACCATAAATAACGTAGCGGACGCACTACCGGAGACGGTGTTACGTCGTTCACTGGGATTACGCGCGGAAAAAATTCGCTCAGTATACCGCGAGAGCGACATCGTGCCGGGAGAGCAGACCGCCACCAGCATGCTGAAGCAGCGCACAAAAAATATTGCGCTACTGCCTCACGCCCACCAGCAAACCCCGCCACAGGAAAAGACGGTGGTAAGCATTGCCGTTGATCCGGAGTCACCGGCTCAGTATCTCCAGCGCCAGAAACCACGACGGGAAGAGATGCCTGTATACACGCGTTGGGTAAAAACGCAGAAATGCATGACGTGTGGTAATCAGGCAGATGATCCGCATCACATCATTGGTCATGGACTGGGAGGGATGGGAACAAAGGCTGATGATTTGTTTGTTATTCCGCTGTGCCGTAAATGCCATAGCGAACTACACGCCGGGGTAAAAGATTTTGAAGAAAAACACGGCAGCCAGCTGTTGTTGCTGATTCGTTTTTTAATGCACGCGAGAAATTCGGGTGTCCTGAAGTGGAAAGCATGAATGACTGAACGCATAGAATTTGTTTTGCCTTACCCGCCAACGGTGAACACTTACTGGCGACGTCGTGGCAGCACATATTTTGTATCAAAAGCCGGTGAGCGTTATCGCCGTGATGTGGCGCTTATTGTTCGCCAGCAGCGGCTGAAATTAAACCTGTCCGGAAGGCTGGCGATAAAGATTATTGCAGAGCCACCGGATAAACGTCGTCGTGACCTGGACAATATCCTGAAAGCACCACTGGATGCGCTGACGCATGCCGGACTTCTCATAGACGACGAGCAGTTTGATGAAATCAATATTGTGCGCGGTCAGCGCGTTCCTGGGGGGCGGCTGGGCGTGAAGATTTACAAAATTGAGAGTGAGTGATCGTAAATATGATATACCCGGAAATTACAGGCAAAAGCGGCGAGCATTTACGTCTAAAAACGCTGGAAGCCGTCTGGATCCAGGGGAAATTACGGATGTGGGGGCGTTGGTCGTATATAGGTGGTGGCAAACCAGGAAATATGTTCAATCAGTTGCTGGCATCCAAAAAACTGACAAAAACCGCAATCAATGAAGCCCTGCGTAGAATCAGGGAGTCAGGGATTGATAAACCAGAGCTGGAAGCATTCTTGCGAGAGATGATCGCTGGCAGACAGAAGAGCTGGTTGTCTCACTGTACTGATGCAGAGGCGTTACGCATTGATGGGGTGATAAGTAAAGCGCTTGCACGTTATCCTGGATTGATTGATATCCTGCGGCAAAGGTACGAAGGGCGGGGGATGAGTAAACGCAAAATGGCTGAATTGTTGAATGAGGTGCACCCGGAATGGTGTTTTAGTACATGCGAAAAGCGAATTGCTAATTGGTTAGCTGTTGCTGAATATGCGCTATACATCCCTATGCGAGAATCGTTTGCTCAAAAAATGTCTTGATTTTTTACGCATAAACTGTTTCAATCCAGCTACGCTTCGCAAAGCTATACCGCGAGGCGAATAGCAGACATGGACACCTGAAAGAACCCGCTTTATGCGGGTTTTTTTGTGCCCGAAAAGCGGTACAGGACGTTAAATGCGCTGGTGGTTGCGAATGCCGGTCTTTCAGCTTGCTGGCTTTTTCGACAAGAGGTATTGGTATGTCACGTTAACCGGGAAAGGGAAAAAGGCATGCTAAAACAGCAGGATATGACCGAAACCGCCAGAGTGGTGTTTAATGAATTAAGCATCACCGAACCGGCGACCGTCGGGGAAATTGCGCAGAATACTTACCTTTCACGCGAACGCTGCCAGTTAATACTGACTCAGCTTGTTATGGCGGGTCTGGCAGATTATCAGTTCGGTTGTTACAGACGCCTTCCGCAGTGAAGGCTTTTTAATTTGTGGTAATGGGCGGCTGGGGGGTGTTAGCGGCACCTGCCAGCCATCTGCTCATGCGTTGGGGTCACAAGCAAACCTCAGGCCCATCTGCTTTGCGCAAAAGCGGTATGAGCCTATCAGAGAAGTGCTTATTGATCTATGATTAATACTGTAAAAATATCCAGTTGTGAGTTAATCAACGCTGATTGCCTGGAGTTTATCCAGACCTTACCGGAAAATTCTGTCGATCTGATAGTCACAGACCCGCCATACTTTAAAGTGAAGCCCGAGGGCTGGGATAACCAGTGGGAGGGCGACGATGATTACCTGAAATGGCTGGACCAGTGTCTGGCGCAGTTCTGGCGGGTACTGAAGCCTACCGGAAGTCTTTACCTGTTCTGTGGTCATCGCCTGGCATCTGACACCGAAATCATGATGCGTGAGCGCTTTAATGTGCTGAACCACATTATCTGGGCGAAGCCGTCCGGACGCTGGAACGGGTGCAATAAGGAAAGTCTGCGGGCGTATTTTCCGGCAACAGAGCGCATTCTGTTTGCAGAACATTATCAGGGACCGTATCGCCCGAAAGATGATGGCTATGTGGCACAGGGGCGCGAGCTAAAACAGCACGTCATGGCCCCGCTGATTTCTTACTTTCGTGATGCGCGTAAATCACTGGGAATAACGTCAAAACAGATAGCGGAAGCCACCGGAAAGAAAAACATGGCTTCGCACTGGTTTGGTACCAGTCAGTGGCAGTTACCGAACGAGGGTGATTACAACAAATTGCAGGCGTTGTTTGCGCGTGTTGCGGCAGAAAAACATCAGCGCGGGGAACTGGAAAAACCACACCACCAGCTGGTCAGCACATACAGTGAGCTGAACCGGCAGTATACGGAACTGCTGAGTGAATATAAAAATTTGCGGCGGTATTTCGGTGTGACGGCGCAGGTTCCGTACACCGATGTCTGGACGCATAAACCGGTGCAGTACTATCCAGGGAAACATCCGTGCGAAAAACCGGCAGAAATGCTGCAGCAGATAATCAACGCGAGCAGTCGTCCGGGAGACCTGGTTGCAGATTTTTTTATGGGTTCAGGTTCAACGGTAAAAGCGGCGATGGCACTGGGGCGTTGTGCGATTGGTGTTGAGCTGGAGACAGGACGTTTTGAACAGACAGTCAGGGAAGTTCAGGATTTAATCGTTTGAAACGGATGAGATTGCAGAATTAATTACGCACCATTATTATTCTGCTCCCGGCCCTTTAGCTCAGTGGTGAGAGCGAGCGACTCATAATCGCCAGGTCGCTGGTTCAAATCCAGCAAGGGCCACCATCACATACCGCCATTAGCTCATCGACAGAGAGTGCCAGCTTTCGAAACTGGCTGTGTGGGGCTCGGGTCCCCGATGGCAATCCATTATCTGCATTATGCGTTGTTAGCTCAGCCGGACAGAGCAATTGCCTTCTAAGCAATCGGTCACTGGTTCGAATCCAGTACAACGCGCCACGCTTATTTTTCCAGGCTCGCTTTGGCGGGCCTTTTTCATATCCGCGCCCGTTATGAAGCGCCACCGCGTTCTGCTAATGCTGAAGCCCTTCGTCAGCTGACTGATGTTGCAGATACTGATGATACTGTGAATGTGCTGTGTCTGTGTCTGGATATCGCTGACCAGGACGGTATCGGTCAGGAAGAAGAAGCGCAACTGAAGAAAATTGCGCAGGCGCTGCAGTTGCCGCTGGAGCAGTACCTGTGAAAAGTGCGCGCCTTGTGCTGGCTGTCATCCTGTTGTTTCTGGTAGTGATGGTGGATTTCACCGGACGACTGATGTCAGTGCTGGCAGATGGTGTGCTGGTGGCGATGGCGCTGATCGTGCTCCGGCCTTTACTGCGAAAATCTGAATAACATCACACAAAAGGCATCTGCGGGTGCCTTTGACGGGGTGTTTTTTTACGGGTCGCTGGTGGCCCTTTTTTTATTTTCAGGAGGAAGTATGTCTGAACCCTTATCCGGTTCCGGCACGGCTGCGGCGCTGGGTGGCGCGACGGTAACGGTACAGAAAGACGGACGGCGAGTGGAGTTTACGGCCACTTCCGTGTCTGACCTGAAAAAATACATTGCGGAGCTGGAGGTGCAGACCGGCATGACACAGCGACGCAGGGGACCTGCAGGATTTTATGTATGAAAACGCCCACCATTCCCACCCTTCTGGGACCGGACGGCATGACATCGCTGCGTGAATATGCCGGTTATCACGGCGGTGGCAGCGGATTTGGTGGGCAGTTGCGGGCGTGGAACCCACCGGGTGAAAGTGTGGATGCAGCCCTGCTGCCCAACTTTACCCGTGGCAATGCCCGCGCAGACGATCTGGTACGCAATAACGGCTATGCCGCCAACGCCATCCAGCTGCATCAGGATCATATCGTCGGGTCTTTTTTCCGGCTCAGTCATCGCCCAAGCTGGCGCTATCTGGGCATCGGGGAGGAAGAAGCCCGTGCCTTTTCCCGCGAGGTTGAAGCGGCATGGAAAGAATTTGCCGAGGATGACTGCTGCTGCATTGACGTTGAGCGAAAACGCACGTTTACCATGATGATTCGGGAAGGTGTGGCCATGCACGCCTTTAACGGTGAACTGTTCGTTCAGGCCACCTGGGATACCAGTTCGTCGCGGCTTTTCCGGACACAGTTCCGGATGGTAAGCCCGAAGCGCATCAGCAACCCGAACAATACCGGCGACAGCCGGAACTGCCGTGCCGGTGTGCAGATTAATGACAGCGGTGCGGCGCTGGGATATTACGTCAGCGAGGACGGCTATCCTGGCTGGATGCCGCAGAAATGGACATGGATACCCCGTGAGTTACCCGGCGGGCGCGCCTCGTTCATTCACGTTTTTGAACCCGTGGAGGACGGGCAGACCCGCGGTGCAAATGTGTTTTACAGCGTGATGGAGCAGATGAAGATGCTCGACACGCTGCAGAACACGCAGCTGCAGAGCGCCATTGTGAAGGCGATGTATGCCGCCACCATTGAGAGTGAGCTGGATACGCAGTCAGCGATGGATTTTATTCTGGGCGCGAACAGTAAGGAGCAGCGGGACAGGCTGACCGGCTGGATTGGTGAAATTGCCGCGTATTACGCCGCAGCGCCGGTCCGGCTGGGAGGCGCAAAAGTACCGCACCTGATGCCGGGTGACTCACTGAACCTGCAGACGGCTCAGGATACGGATAACGGCTACTCCGTGTTTGAGCAGTCACTGCTGCGGTATATCGCTGCCGGGCTGGGTGTCTCGTATGAGCAGCTTTCCCGGAATTACGCCCAGATGAGCTACTCCACGGCACGGGCCAGCGCGAACGAGTCGTGGGCGCACTTTATGGGGCGGCGAAAATTCGTCGCATCCCGTCAGGCGAGCCAGATGTTTCTGTGCTGGCTGGAAGAGGCCATCGCTCGCCGCGTGGTGACGTTACCTTCAAAAGCGCGTTTCAGCTTTCAGGAAGCCCGCAGCGCCTGGGGGAACTGTGACTGGATAGGCTCCGGTCGTATGGCCATCGATGGTCTGAAAGAAGTACAGGAAGCGGTGATGCTGATAGAAGCCGGACATGGGAACGTCAGCCACCATGACATCCGGTGAGCAGTCCGGTGCTGTGATACGTGGTGTTTTTGATGACCCTGAAAATATCAGCTATGCCGGACAGGGCGTGCGCGTTGAAGGCTCCAGCCCGTCCCTGTTTGTCCGGACTGATGATGTGCGGCAGCTGCGGCGCGGCGACACGCTGACCATCGGTGAGGAAAACTTCTGGATAGACCGGATTTCGCCGGATGATGGCGGAAGCTGTCATCTCTGGCTTGGGCGGGGCGTACCGCCTGCCGTTAACCGTCGCCGCTGAAAGGGGGATGTATGGCCATAAAAGGTCTTGAGCAGGCCGTTGAAAACCTCAGCCGTATCAGCAGAACGGCGGTGCCCGGTGCCGCCGCAATGGCCATTTCCGTCGGACAGTATAAAGCCGCCATGCGTATGCTGCCTGCACAGTTCACTGACGTGGCCACGCAGCTTGCAGGCGGGCAAAGTCCGTGGCTGATCCTGCTGCAACAGGGTGGTCAGGTGAAGGACTCCTTCGGCGGGATGATCCCCATGTTCAGGGGGCTTGCCGGTGCGATCACCCTGCCGATGGTGGGGGCCACCTCGCTGGCGGTGGCGACCGGTGCGCTGGCGTATGCCTGGTATCAGGGCAACTCAACCCTGTCCGATTTCAACAAAACGCTGGTCCTTTCCGGCAATCAGGCGGGACTGACGGCAGATCGTATGCTGGTCCTGTCCAGAGCCGGGCAGGCGGCAGGGCTGACGTTTAACCAGACCAGCGAGTCACTGACGGCGCTGGTGAATGCCGGTGTGCGTGGTGGTGAGCAGTTTGAGGCGATCAGCCAGAGTGTGGCGCGTTTCTCCTCTGCATCCGGCGTGGAGGTGGACAAGGTCGCTGAAGCCTTCGGGAAGCTGACCACAGACCCGACGTCGGGACTGACAGCGATGGCACGTCAGTTCCATAACGTGACGGCGGAGCAGATTGCGTATGTTGCTCAGTTGCAGCGTTCCGGAGATGAAGCCGGGGCATTGCAGGCGGCGAACGAGGCCGCAACGAAAGGGTTTGATGACCAGACCCTCCGCCTGAAAGAGAACATGGGCACGCTGGAGACCTGGGCAGACAGGACAGCACGGGCATTCAAATCCATGTGGGATGCGGTGCTGGATATTGGTCGCCCGGACACTGCCCAGGGAATGCTGGAGAAAGCAGAAAAGGCTTTTGATGAGGCGGACAAAAAATGGCAGTGGTATCAGAGCCGGAGCCACCGGCGCGGTAAAACCTCAGCATTTCTTGCCAATCTCCGGGGAGCATGGGAGGACAGAGCGAATGCGCAACTTGGGCTTTCAGCCGCCACGTTGCAGGCCGATCTTGAAAAGGCCAGAGAGATGGCAGCAAAGGACTGGGCCGAGTCTGAGGCATCACGGCTGAAATATACCGAAGAGGCGCAGAAGGCTTACGAACGCCTGCAGACGCCGCTGGAGAAATATACCGCTCGTCAGGAAGAACTGAACAAGGCACTGAAAGACGGGAAAATCCTGCAGGCAGATTACAACACGCTGATGGCGGCGGCGAAAAAGGACTATGAAGCGACGCTGAAAAAGCCGAAGCAGTCCGCTGCGGGAGAGCGTCAGGAAGATCGAGCACATGCAGCTCTTCTTGCGTTACAAGCTGAACTAAAAATGCTTGAGCAGCATAGTGGAGCGAATGAAAAAATCAGCCAGCAGCGCCGGGATTTGTGGAAGGCGGAGAGTCAGTTCGCGGTACTGGAGGAGGCGGCGCAACGTCGCCAGCTGTCTGCACAGGAGAAATCCCTGCTGGCGCATAAAGATGAGACGCTGGAGTACAAACGCCAGCTGGCTGCACTTGGCGACAAGGTCACCTATCAGGAACACCTGAACGCGCTGGCACAGCAGGCGGATAAATTCGCACAGCAGCAACGGGCAAAACGGGCCGCCATTGATGCGAAAAACCGGGGGCTGACTGACCGGCAGGCAGCGAGGGAAGCCACGGAACAGCGCCTGAAGGAACAGTATGGCGATAATCCTCTGGCGCTGAATAACGTCATGTCAGAGCAGAAAAAGACCTGGGCAGCTGAAGACCAGCTTCGCGGGAGCTGGATGGCAGGCCTCAGGTCAGGCTGGAGTGAGTGGAAAGAGAGCGCCACGGACAGTATGTCGCAGGTTAAAAGTGCTGCCACGCAGACCTTTGATGGTATTGCACAGAATATGGCGGCGATGCTGACCGGCAGTGAGCAGAACTGGCGCAGCTTCACCCGTTCCGTGCTGTCCATGATGACAGAAATTCTGCTTAAGCAGGCAATGGTGGGAATTGTCGGGAGTATCGGCAGCGCCATTGGCGGTGCTGCCGGTGGTGGCGCATCAGTGTCAGGCGGTACAGCCATTCAGGCTGCTGCGGCAAAATTCCATTTTGCGACCGGGGGATTTACGGGAACTGGCGGCAAATATGAGCCAGCGGGGATTGTTCACCGTGGTGAATTTGTCTTCACGAAGGAGGAAACCAGCCGGATTGGCGTGGGAAATCTCTACCGGCTGATGCGCGGCTATGCGGAAGGTGGTTATGTGGGCGGTGCCGGAAGTCCGGCGCAGATGCGGCGGGCGGAAGGCATTAATTTTAATCAGAACAATCACGTGGTGATTCAGAACGACGGTACGAATGGTCTGCCAGGTCCACAGATGATGAAGGCAGTGTATGACATGGCCCGTAAGGGGGCCCGTGATGAAATTCAGGCACAGATGCGCGATGGTGGTCTGTTCTCCGGAGGTGGACGATGAAGACCTTCCGCTGGAAAGCGAAACCCGGTATGGATGTGGCTTCGGCCCCTTCCGTAAGAAAGGTGCGCTTTGGTGATGGCTATTCTCAGCGAGCGCCTGCCGGGCTGAACGCTGACCTGAAAACGTACAGCGTGACGCTGTCTGTCTCCCGTGAGGAGGCCACGGCGCTGGAGTCGTTTCTGGCTGAGCACGGGGGCTGGAAAGCCTTTCTGTGGACGCCGCCTTATGAGTGGCGGCAGATAAAGGTGACCTGCGCAAAATGGTCGTCGCGGGTCAGTATGCTGCGTGTTGAGTTCAGCGCAGAGTTTGAACAGGTGGTGAACTGATGCAGGATATCCGGCAGGAAACACTGAATGAATGCCCCCGTGCGGAGCAGTCGGCCAGCGTGGTGCTCTGGGAAGGTGAAAGTGAGCCGGGTTCCTGACGGCGTTGCCGAGTACAGCGTGTGGGGGCTGAAGCTGCCGACGCTGCGCCAGCGCCTGTTCCGCTGTGTGAGTATCCGTGAGAACGACGACGGTACGTATGCCATCACTGCAGTGCAGCATGTACCGGAGAAAGAAGCCATCGTGGATAACGGGGCGCACTTTGACGGTAACCAGAGCGGCACGGTGAATGGTGTCACGCCGCCAGCAGTGCAGCATCTGACCGCCGAAGTCACCGCAGACAGCGGGGAATACCAGGTGCTGGCCCGCTGGGACACGCCGAAGGTGGTGAAGGGGGTGAGCTTTATGCTTCGCCGTAAGCGTAAACTGACCGCCGTATGTAGCCATCAGACGAGAATTGGTAACTTAGACGCCCATCTGATATAGACGGACATCTAAGTATGGAATTACAGGACTGGCGAAAAGAACCTCGTAAAAACTATTCGAATGAATTCAAACTTCGTATGGTGGAACTGGCATCACAACCTGGAGCTTGTGTTGCACAGATTGCACGTGAAAATGGCGTCAATGATAATGTTATTTTCAAATGGCTCAGGCTCTGGCAGAACGAAGGGCGTGTTTCGCGGCGTCTTCCGGTAACGACCTCTTCTGACACTGGCGTTGAATTATTACCTGTAGAAATAACGCCGGATGAGCAGAAAGAACCTGTGGCGGCCATTGCGCCGTCTTTATCCACTTCCACTCAGACCAGAGTCAGTGCCAGTTCCTGCAAGGTGGAATTCCGTCACGGTAACATGACGCTGGAAAATCCATCGCCAGAGCTGCTCACAGTGTTGATCCGTGAACTGACCGGGAGGGGAAGATGA